TAAAAAGTCGCAGGCCTATCTGGACAGTCCCTGGGAGATTGCGGCATTCAGTAAACAGGAATTGCTGTATCGTCGTGCTCTGAGAACCATAACTGGAAAGGAGTAATCATGCTAAACTGGCTTGCTGAAAGTGGAGACTGGGTCGTGGCCCTGGCTGCATGTGTAACAGGTCTGTTACTGACTCTGATCTTTGCGGTAATCATGAACTGGGTAGATGCGCGTCGTGAGCAGGAGCGCATAGACAATAACTACCTGATACGTAATCGGGACGAAGGAGACATCTGATGCGTAAAACCGTACTAGCCATGCTAGCTGTACTGGCTCTGGCCAGCTGCAGTTCTGATTTTGTTCCTGAACCTGCTGGCTCTGCTCCGGATACGATGCGAATCACAGACTACGAGGCTTGCCAGTTACGTTGCTGGCAAGTCGAAGGCATTAGCCTGAGCAGCATCCAGGCTCATACACGGCTAAGATTGCAAAACGAAGCCGAAGTTCGCAATCCCCGAGTCTGTGTCAAGGACATCAATCTGGGACCCAACTTTCAGCATGCCACGGAAACTGTTATTGTTCCCTGCCCCTAAGGAGGACACAACATGAAAGTAGTAATCAATCGCTGCTATGGTGGTTTTGATCTTAGCTTCGAAGCCAGTAAGCTGATTGCCGAACGCAAGGGCTGGACTCTGGCCACCGATGACTATGACCGCGAATACTGGTTAGTCAATGGTCAGAGAGCAGATCCTTATGAGATAGAACGCACAGACCCTGATCTGGTTGCCGTAGTAGAGGAGCTGGGATCAGAAGCCGACGGTTATGCTGCAGAGCTCAGGATAGTCGATATTCCAGACGATGTTGATTGGTACATACATGACTATGATGGCATGGAAAAGATTTGTGAAAATCACAGGACCTGGTTATGATAGTTTTTCCTGATTATATGACTCCCATACTGCACCAGACCCTGGGTCTAAATAAAGAGCAGGTCAGGGATTACACACACTTTACATTTCACAGACATGAATTGGAGAGATTCATGAATCTGCTTGAGCTGCACCACAAGCCTCCACCTAAACCCAAAAAGGTGCGAAATGCAAACAAAAAGCGAACTACTAGAGTATCTGATACAAAATCAGATTAGCGAAGAAGTCACAGCAACTGTCATGGGCTTTATACTCAGACTAGAACAACAACATGCTCTGGAGCTTGGAGACAATCTGGACTGTTCTGGTCACTGGCTACTGCATAACCGAAATCCACAGGATGGACCATGAAAATGTTTGATGATGTCGCAGCCCGATCTGGCCTTAGCCTGGCACAGAGTACGGTCTGGCGTGAGGTCTTTCTACGCTACAACCGTGAACTGGTGCAGAGACTGGCAGAGGAACTCAGCCATGTTCCCTACAGAGCCGGACCCCAGGGTCAGCTGGTTGGTGGTCATATCTGGGCAGCAGCGTTTGAAAATGCACAGCAAATTTTGTTACAAACCCTTGAAAAGGAATCTGAAAATGAGCCTGGACCAACTTCGGCAGCGAGCACGTGAACTCATAGACATCGTTGAGAACAGTTCCTCGGACTTTGACATATACGAACAAGCAGCTCGAACTCTGAGCACTGAATTTGGCATCGGCCTGGACGAAGCCTTTGGTTTTCTGGAAGATCAGATCACCGAAAAGATAAACGATGATTGGGACGAAGATGGCCTAATATATACTGATTACAATGACGACGAATGGACTTACCTCAAACAATGATAGGAAAAACATGAATACAGATAATTTGTCAACACGCCAGGTCTGGGTCGAGCTCAGCATGGGCAATCTAAGCCTGGACGATTTTGAAAGCTGGTTGTCCAAAGCCAAAGATGAGGCCTATGAAACTGGCTTCAAGGATGGCCAGATCGAAGCCACACAGGGTCAGATTCAGCTTGATGATTCCTGGGGGTATGGCACCCTGGCTGGCACAGGTAAACATCAGCCACAGCCACTGAGCCCACAGACCATTGCAGACATTCTGAAGCAGATTGGCGGGATCAGTACTACCAGCTCTAAGCAGCCCGATCTTTTCGACACTGATTTGGGTTCGGATAGTAAGCCTAGTACGCCAAGTCCACATAACAGCAATGGTATCTGGTTTCAGTATCCACAGACCCTGAAAATCGAAGACCTGTATGTCCAAGGCTCTGATGTATGGAGGACTGAAACAATCAGCCTGGACGGTCGTGGCGCAGACATCTGCACAGTATGTGGTACAGATGATACATTTAGCCTGGATACAGCCTGTCCTTCAACAGACTGGGAAGTTGAAAAACTACCCAACGGAGATTTTCGTATCATACCCATCAAGTAAACCCGGAATCAAATCATGGACACCATTGAATTCATAATTGTACATGTTGCTCTCATTGGTCTGGCACTGGTTGTGGCTATCTGGCTCAAGTTCAAAAGGAGCGACGAGGAATGATAGGTTATTGATTTCATTGATGTTTTAATGCTTGACAGCAGGGCCGAATTTTGCTAGAATCAGTGTATGAAAATAGCAAAACGCAAGAAAAGATCAGACAGACTTCACATGGTCTATCAGATCCTATGCCTCAAAACTGGGCAACAGTATTTTGGAATCACCCAGGGATCGACACCACAGGATCTCAAGGTTCGCTTTCAGAAGCACGTTTGGCGTGCCCTGAATGAGGACAAGGGTTGGCCACTTTGCCAGAGTATACAGAAGCACGGAGCTGAAGAACATGTCTGTGATCTGGTTGCCGTGGTTCGTGGCAAGGCCCAGGCACATGAATTTGAACGCGAAATCATCGCAGCATACAGGCCCGTACTAAACCGTACGGGCATGAAGTAATGCAGGCGGAGTTCGTGGAGAACGGCTTCAGTTCATCGAAGAGAGACGGGGTTCGATTCCCTGCGTCTGCACCAAAGGAGAAATCATGGAACCTGATCTAGGACATCTAGGATGGTTTGTGTTCAATGGATTATTGTCCTTCTGGTGTTGGAGAATATCCAAAGTATCATTCAGCCAGAATCAACCTGGCTGGGGCTGGGCCAATATAATCGCCAGTGCAGTAAATGCTGCAGCTGCGCTTCTGAATCTGTATAATTTCCTTAGTCCACCAGCTATCATAAACTAGAATGAAATTCACGAATTTCGGAATCACAGGCACCAGGTTTGCCATCACTGATTACCAGGCAGAGTCCATAAAACTTTACCTGAGCACCATGAGCGATCTGGTCATAAAAGGCCTGGGGCTAGAGCTGACTCTGCATCATGGCGATTGTGTTGGTGCCGATGTAGCCGTAGCTCGCATAGCCAAGGATCTGGGATTCAGAATTGTTAGCCATCCGCCCATCAAGGATGAGCTCAGAGCTTTCTTTGATGGTAATGATCAGGAAATGAATTCAGAGAATTATCTGAAGCGCAATCGCAACCTTGTTGATGCCGTGGAATTCCTGATCGTGGTTCCCAGAACCATGTATCATGAGCCACGTGGCGGTACCTGGTATACACATGATTATGCAAAAAAGCAGGGCACTGAGGTCAGAATTTTCTGGCCTGAAGCAACAAACGTGCCCATGGGTCTGGATATTCTTTTCGACTAGGAGCTAAGCATGGCCAAGGAAATCACGGTTACAGTCAAATGGCAAAATACTACGCAGGTTGAACTTGCCAAAACCATGTGGTACAAATGCAAGACTCAGGAAGACATTCAGGCACTGAAAGCTGCGTTTGGCTTTGACGCTGAGTTTGTGCATCAGATGCTGGCAGCTGAGATTCTGGATACGCACATGGAAACCAATGTAGCTGAGCAACTACTTCAGCGTATCAGTGACCAGTCCAAATGGTCGCCGCCACCAGGAAAGGAGTAATCAAATGATTGAGCATCTGGTTTGGAATCTATTACATCTGGGGCTGAACCCGCATGATATCTTTGTTGCAGTCAGCAAAGAAATTCCCGAGGTTGGTTACATACAGATCCTGGATGTAATCAATAATCTCCAAGGTGTCAGGAAAGGTTGACATTGACCACAAAGACCCTAGGGCTTGACAGGTTATTCAAAAGGTGCTACAATGGTGGTACGATGAATAAGGAGGTGTGAAATGAGAGGGATGACTGCAATGGTTGTTGTTATGGTCCTGTTCCTGGTCATTACTGCGGTCTTTGCATAATGAACATTCTGGTCGCGTTGGTTGTTTATCTGGGCATTGGTTTGTTGAATAATCTTCCAGCAAATCAAGCCTGCCTGGACCAGGACGACGCGACCTATAATTCCTGCATGGACCAGAACAAAGGAAAATAACATGGACACTAGTATACGTAGCCTTATAGAAGCTGATATAGAAATCAGTTTGGAGCACTGCAAGTTTTACAAAGACTCAGGCAAGCTCATGCTACACACTGACACAGTTTTGGCCCATGGCTACAAGCAGGCGTTCCCCAGAGACGTCTGGATTAGCAGCCCTCACACGGGACGTACCATACGGTTTAGTGTCGTCGGCCCCGAGGATGTTTTATTTGACCAGGATCAATGGGACGGCGAACAACAGGTGTATCGCCCGTTATCCACCCTTCCAAGCAACAAAGTCAATTTTCTTGTTATCCACCGTTATCCAATGGAGTAATCAGTCATGGGTGTACTCAAGAGTCTGTTCGACAATCGTAGCAAAGCCGAAATCCAAGCAGAGATTGATCAGAGTATTCAGGATTTTCTGAACAAGGGTGGAACCATTACCAAGATTGAACGCAAGAAGCGCATCCCTGGCAAACTGACTGCCAATGGCAAGACATCAGGACAGGTTTTTATCAATGTGAATGAATAGGAAACAGCATGCCAAATTTCAATGAAGATTATTTACAGCGATCTGAGACTGAGCAAGAAAATATTCGAGCCAGTATCAGACAACTGCTTGAATCTGCTATCATACAGGTAACATTTATCAAGAAAGACGGTACCGAGCGAGTCATGAAATGCAGCAACCACGCAAAATTCATGCCTGCAGTTGATCGAAATTCCAAAAAACAGAGTAGTGCCGAAGCCGTAACAGTCTGGGACATCGAAGCCGATGACTGGAGAAGCTTTAGATATGATCGTGTACGAAGCCTAAAACTTGATACCTACATAGAGCATCCATGATGAAAACATTTCTGAGAGGTGGTATAGCAGTTGCCTGCTGGGTTGTGATCATGTTCGCAGTATTCCTGATACTGAGCACGTTCTTTCAGCTGTACCAGGAACTCAGATACATGGACAGCATTCAGACCAGTCCCAGGCTGGTCATAGAGACGCCCGAAGAAACCTGGTATCGAGCCTGCGCGATGTTCGAGAATCCTACCGAACGTTGGAACTGTAATCTGGGCGAGAAAACAGGGCTTGACAAACGTACCTAAGTATGTTAATATCATGGTTTACTGAGGAGTTCATATGGTTGAGAAAGTAGCAGATCCGCGTCGTGTCAAGAAAGCTGATACTGAGCCTGAGGTTAGCGCAGTAAACTTTGAGCAGGCTGGTTATACAACTGCTCTGATGCGAGCCCTGACCTGGTATCATGCTGAGAATGATCGCAAGACTGCTGCCATGTTTATTCGTAGTTACATCAAGGCCAAGCGTCCAGCCGACCTTCGAGTTTTTGATAGCTGCAAAGGTTTCATGTCACCAACCTATGGCTACATGGCCAGGCTTGTTATGCGTGGCGCTGAACTGGCTCCACATCATCTAGAAAATCTAAATGCCAGCATCACAGAATTCCTGGACAAGGAAAAGACCGTTGTTGAGGTTGTTGAACCTAAACCTCAGACAGCCAAGCCTAATATTCAGGCCGCCATGGATGCTAAAATTCGTGAATACATAGGCACACTAGAAGGTGCAGTTGATGACTATGTAAGCGAAGGAACCGAATTCAGCCTAGAGGCCGATCTCAGGGCCAAGGAAATTCCTCAGGCCTATGTTCCTAAAATTCAGGAATGGGCTCGTAAAAATCTGCAGCAATGGATCGAAATTCTCGAAGGAAAAGATGAGCAGCTGAACGAAGCCTATGCACACTATGGCAAGGTTGCACGTAAGAACGTGGCCAAGTTTTTCGGAGCCATGGTCGAGGATTGCCAAAAGTATGGTGCCTTCAAGAAAGCAAATCGTAAACCCAGACCCAAGAAAGTGAAGCCACCAACAGTTCAGGTCGCCAAGCTTCAGTATCTCAAGGAATTTCCTGAGCTCGGTCTGGTAAGCGTGAACCCCGTAGAGATTATTGGAGCCAGCCAGGTCTGGATCTATAATACCAAGAACAAAAGAGTGAGCCTGTATCGTACAGAAAGCGGAGCTGGCCTGCAGTGTAAAGGTACCAGACTACAGAACTACGATCCTGAAATCTGCGATCAGCGTACTCTTAGAAAACCTGGTCCCATGACTCAGGAGATTCTGCAGGCTGGTAAAGTGCAGCTTCGAAAGTTCATGGAATCGCTATCAACTAAATCAAGCACTCCCAATGGCATCGTTAACGGAGAGTGTGTTATCCTGAGGGTTGTAAAATGATTGTTATTGATTACAGCCAGACCGCCATTAGCAACATCATGGTTGAACTTGGCGGTCGAACCGATGTTGAGATCAATTTGCCGCTCATGCGTCACATGATCATAAACAGCATACGTGGCTACAAGAAAAAGTTTGGCTCCAAGTACGGCGACATGGTACTGGCCTGCGATAGTAAAAACTATTGGCGCAAGCAAATCTTTTCCTATTACAAGGCTCATCGTAAAAAGGACAGGGAAGAAAGCGGTCTGGATTGGAAGGCTATCTTTGAAGCACTGGACACCATACGTTCAGAGATCCATAGATACTTTCCCTATAAGGTACTTTGGGTCGAGGAAGCCGAGGCTGACGACATCATTGCAGTACTGGCTAAATACAGTCAGACCATAAGTTCAGGAAATCCGTTATTCGATGAGCCTGCGCCATTTCTGATTGTAAGTGGTGATCATGATTTTGTCCAACTACAGAAATACGAAAATGTCAAACAGTTCTCACCGATTCAAAAGAAATTTATCACAGCAGACACAACGCCGCAGAGAGCTCTATTGGAACACATCATCCGCGGAGACAAAGGAGACGGAATTCCAAACGTACTCAGTGCAGACGAAAGCATATACGAAAACATTCGGCAACGTCCAATTACTGCCAAAAAAATAGCTGAATGGTCAGCGCCAGAGAATAGACCCCAGGACCTGGAATTCCAGACACGCTGGGAACGTAATCAGCGTTTGGTGGATTTTGATTTTATCCCTGAACGTATTGAAACAAATATCATGAATGAATTCTTGTCACAGCCAAACAAAGATCGAAGTCAGTTGTTCGGATACTTTATTAGTCACAAGATGAAAAACATGATGGAAGTTATTGAGGAGTTCTGATGTCAAAAACAACCATACCACAGGTCTTTGAAGAAGTAGAAAAGGCCAAGACACGCGAAGAAAAGATTCGTGTACTTAGAAAGTATAATGACTCACAAGAGTGGCCCTATGGCAACATGCTTCGTGGTTTCATAAATCTAAACTTTAGAGCCAATATTCAGTTTCAGCTACCCGAGGGATCTCCTCCCTACAAGGTAGACAAAGAAAGAGACATTGGCTATACTGAGAGTAACCTGTTTCAGGAATATCGTCGCCTCAATCTCTGGGTCAATGCACAATCAGACCTGCCCAGATTCAAGCGTGAGAATCTTTTCGTTCAGATGCTGGAAGCCATACACTGGACCGAGGCCGAGTTTATCATTGCTGTCAAGGATCGAAAGCTAACACATGTATATCCCAGTGTTACTGTGGATCTAATTCGCGAAGCCTTACCGCAGATGCTACCCGAGAGCGAACCTTTGGCCGAGATTCCACCTCTGCCAAAACCCAGTACCAAGAAAGCCAGTGCCAAGAAACGCACAAAAAAGGCCTCTGGGGATGGGTTAGAAGTTTCTTTGAGCCAGGAACCCCAGACCCTGTAGAACCTGTAGAGACCTGGTCCGTCTCTAGTGATTTCCCTCCAGATGTAAAAAACTTCGATCATAGGCTCTTGGATATTCGTAAAGCCAGACCCTTGCTAAGGAGTAAAGGAAATGAAACCAGACGTTTTTGATCAGGCTCTTCAACGCGAAGCCGGTGCTTGGACTCAGCACTGGGATGGTACACCGCTGCGAGACTCTAGGTCCAGTTTTTTCTCGCCTGAGCCGTTGCCCAGGATGTACTGGGACCTGAAATACCAGGATGCTCGGGCCAAAAAACGCTTGACAAACAAGTAGATTTATCATAGAATCAGTATTCGTGAACTTAGGAATATATCATGTCACTTTGTCATCCCAGTCTTACTACCACAGGTAAGCGCCGCGGTAAATTCAAATGGGCATCAGCCGAGCAGAAACGTAATCATGAGCAATTGCAAGAAAGCTGGACTAAACTGGTACAGGACACTAAGTCAAACAAAGTTTCTGCTGAGCGTCCTCTTACGCGTGGCATCCCAAAGCTGGGTCCACCGCCAGGACGTACCACCAATGCACACATACCTAGTCTGGACACAGGCCTAGGTGTAGCTGCTAAAAAAGATTCCCCAGTTTATACAGGAACCAAGATTGTAGGTATCGGTACCATGCACAAGAGCAATGCTGTGCCTATCTTTTCCGATTCTGAAGCCCGTGAAATTTCGTCAATGAGGAGATAACATGAAGTTGCTAGCTACATTAGGTCTGGTTGCCGTTCTTGCTGGTTGCAGCGTAATTGCCGAATCTACCTGGCCACAGCACTGCTATAAAACCAAAGATGGTGAGTGCAAAGACCTTCAGCCCAGGAAAGCAGCACCCATCAAAGAGATTCGTTCCTGATGCTTAGAGAGTTTTTCTGGAAGCTGATTGACAGGCTCAATCAGCATCCCATACACAGCAATCCCGAAGCCGAAGGTTACGCTGGACCTTTCTGGTCCAAGAAGGAGCTGGCACAGGGATTGGCTCCAGATTACAGTAAAAATAGTTTTCGTGTTGGTCCAGCATTTAGTTGTGACCGTCACAATCAGTTCGTCTGGCCTCTGGATCCCTGGAGCCGTCGAGTCATCTTACAGGAAATTGATGAATTAGGTATCGCCTGGGAAGATGAGATTGCCATGTTTTATAGTATGCGTGCGCCAAACAAGATCCGTATTCCATCACTTGAGGACTATGATCGTCTTGTAGAGCACATTTCAACAATGAACCTTACTTTGGAAGAAGTGGAGAGAAGGAAATGATTATCCCTAGTAGTCCAGCAGATCGCAAAGCCATCAAGAGTGCACTTGATGAAATCTCAGGTAGCATGACTCGTATTGAAGCCGAGCGTGATTTGATCAAAGAAGCCATAGCCGAGACCTGCGATAAGTTTCAGTTGAACAAAAAGACCTTTAGGAAGATGGCCAAGGTATATCACAAGCAGAACTTTACACAGGAACGCGAGGAGCATGAGCACTTCGAGGAAATGTACGAAACCATTACTAACACTACTTCCATGAAGGATGCCGCATAATGGAACGATATATTCTAGAAGTTAGATATGTAGATAAGATGCAAAGAACTCGTAAGTCCAGCATTCAGGGCGTGTATCGAACTCTAGAAGAAGTACATGCGGCTGTGAATAAAACCATAGATTGTCCCAAGGACAAGGGTCTGAGGCGTGAATACAGTGTTCAGATCAATACAGACCCTGCGTTTTCCTGGGTCTAATTGCCTGTTTTCATTGAAGAAAAATGCTTGACAGCAGGCTGCGTTGGTGCTATAATCATGGCTTGAATGAGAAAAGCCATGAAAGACAAAGCCAAAATTGCAAAGAAAAGGAACCCGTTAGCCCGTGAGCTCTGGAGCGCAAAATTCCGACGTACCGTTGAGAACAAGCTTGTCTACAAGCGCGCTCCAAAGCATCGCGGACGAGCTCTGGGTTCGGGTGAGATATCTTGACTGGGCCCAGACCTTTGATGTTTCCCTGGTCCATAAGAAGACCGTGCAAGTTTGCCTGTACACCGAGTTCATCGACAACATTTTTCACGTTAGAAAACTTGAGCAGGATCTGAACAATGAAATCCAATACCTTAGACATTTTTACCAATCTCGAATCCAACAGCAGTCGTTTGGCCAAGGAAGCAATTCTAAAGGCTGAACTTGTTGACCTTGAGTCTGGATTTTGGATTGCCGTAAAACTAGCTCTGGATCCTTTTGTAAACTTTTATATCAAGAAAATTCCTCCTCATACCAAGCAGACTGGTCAGGCTTCACTAACACTGACGCAGGGTCTGGAGCAGCTTCGCAAACTATCCAATCGCGAGGTTACAGGCAATGAGGGGATTGAACATCTGAAATCTATTCTGGAGAATGTTAGTGCCTCAGACAGCCTGGTTATTGAACGAGTCATTGCAAAGGACCTCAAATGCGGAGTCAGCGAAGCCACAATCAATAAAATTCGCCCCGAGTATATCCCAACCTACCCCGTCATGCTGGCCTCAGGGTATGACCAGAAACTCGTTGACCGAGTCAGCTGGCCAGCGCTCTGTCAGCTCAAACTGGATGGTATGCGCTTTAACGCAATCGTCCGCAAGGGCAAAGTAGAATTTCGTTCCAGGAATGGCCGTGAGATTCAGTTTCCTGAAGGCTCTGCTTCTGCTTTGTTATGCGATGCGTTCATTGGGTTGGCTCAGAGCTATGACGCTGACTATGTTTTTGATGGTGAGCTTCTGGTGGTTGATGCAGCTGGTAAACCATTGGATAGGAAGACTGGTAACGGTATTTTGAATAAAGCAGTCAAAGGTACCATTAGCGAAGCAGAGACTGTTCAGGTTCGTGCTACTCTATGGGACGCCATACCTTTATCACATTTCTTACGTGGTAAGTATACTGTGCCCTACAAGACTCGTTTAGGTCAGTTAGACAGCATCGTGGTTAGTGCATCTGGAGCAATCAGACATCTAATATCTGTCTGTCCTGGCGTCATAGTAAACAACGCCCATGAAGCCCAGCGTTACTTTGAGAAAGAATTCAACCAGGGTCAGGAAGGTAGTATCCTCAAGACACTGGATGGCATCTGGGAAGATAAACGTAGCAAAGGCCAGATCAAGTACAAGGGTGAACTCGAAGCTGAACTGGTCATTGTTGATCTTGAGCGCGGTACAGGTAAAAACGCAGGACGCCTAGGTGCCCTGGTATGCGAAAGTTCTGATGGTGTAATCCGAGTCAATGTAGGCAGTGGTTACACAGATGGACAGCGTAGTGCTCTATGGGCTCAGGGTCATGACCTAGTTGGACAGATTGTAACTGTGAAGTATAATGCAAGGATCAAGGACAAGAACAGCAAACAAGAAAGTCTGTTCCTTCCAATCTTTGTTGAGCTTAGATCAGACAAGAGCGTGGCCAATTCAAGCAAGGAAATCAAATGAAAAAGAAACTCGCAGATTTTCGTTTAGGAGATGTTGAAGATCCCCAGCTGTATGGCAGTCTGCATGTACAGAGTCTGATCGACACTGGTGTGATCGAACAGAGTTCGGATATCTGGATCGAGTATCGGGGGTCTGAGCTGGGTTGGAACTGTACTGTGTATGATGGCTCCAGGGAACAGAAACCTGAGCCCGAAGTTTCGGTCAAGCCAGATCTGGAACGTCAAGAAGCTTTCTGGAACAGTCTAACCCCTGAACAACAGCTGGATGCCTATCTGGCTATCAGAAGTCGACTCAAGTAATGAATCAGCAATTACAACAGCTTATAGCTCAGCTTCGCAATGGTAATAGCCGTGTTCGTCCCTCCACGGTTTCAAAACGTAATGCCAAGAATACCGGGCGGAGATATATTCAACGTAGTAACAAAGGAAATCGTCCACGTAGATATGTTGATGATTTTTATAATCCTTTTCAGGTGAGAAAAATGCGCGAAATGAATGATCCAAATAGTCCCTTTCACTTAGGTCTGAGCGGTGTTGATGATCTAATTACCGCAGAAATTTTGCATCGTCGTTGGCAGAATGGTAAGGAGATCTTTCATGAAGTCGCTCACCTCATGACTGAGATTCGAACATTCCTCAAGAAAATTGACAACGACAAACATAAGCCTGAGCGTCGTTATATCATCAATGATGAGACTGGCATCCTCATGTATCCTGGAGACAACTATCTGGAATACAATGCCGACTCTAGTTGTGTTCGTATTCGCCTAAGCGGAGATCAGAGTTTTGTCGAGAACACCCTGAAAGATTTTTCTGACGAATATAGTCTTGCAGATTGCTTTATCGAATGGATGTATAGTGCCGATGGTAATAGTGCTACTGTACCCGTTACCAACGAGCGCAAGCCACTAAGTGAAATGTATCCGTTCCTTGGAACTGACCTTTATGATTTTTATGATCGTTACATGGACAGCTCCGCGAGTGTGCTGGTTCTAATTGGTCCACCTGGAACAGGCAAGACTACCTTTATACGTGGCTTGCTTCAGCATACCAAGACCAATGCTCTGGTTAGTTATGATGCCAACATTCTGGAAAAAGATTATATCTTTGCCAGATTTGTCGAGGGCAGCAACAGTGTCATGGTTCTGGAAGATGCAGACAACTTCCTGGGATCACGAAGTGATGGCAATACTGTGATGCACAAGTTCCTGAACGTTGGTGATGGATTGATTACCACCAAGGGCAAGAAAATGATCTTTAGTACTAACCTGCCCAGTATCAAAGACATCGATCCTGCTCTTATTCGTCCAGGTCGTTGCTTTGATATCATTGAGTTTAGACCGCTCCAGACTCAAGAGCAGCAGGCACTCAAAGACGGGCTGGGCATTGATTTCAAACCCGAGGGAGAGAAAACTCTGGCCGAGATTTTCCATACACAGATTCAGAGCAAGAAAATTGCAAAGCGTACCATGGGATTTTATTGATGGCAAACATAAGCAATGTTGTTTCAATATTTCCAGAACGGCATCTGGCCATTAGGTTAGAGACCGATGAAGAAATCTTTGTGACCATTGCCAGCATCAATGTCTTTGGAGAACGTAAAGTTTCTGAACGCCGTCTCTGGGAACTAGAACCAGATTATGTTATTGCCTGTTTGCAGGCTGGCCTGACCTCAGAATTGTTTAGTAACCGTGCCAGGGTGATCTGTAAACAGATTGTTGATAAATATCAGGAGCAATCGTGAAAGTTGGATTCTGTTGCAAATGGATTGACAATGAAGCCCAGATTGATGGATTCAAACCTCGGGATGCGGCTAAACTGTTGAATACCAGAGTCACTACGGTTGCCTGGTTGGGCCGACAAACGCGTGAGGTTGCCGAGCAACGTCTCTGGGACCTCATGGTTCATAACATAGAAAGCATCAGGCTTTTGGTTGAAAGGGTAGGTAGCTTACATGAGCGTCTTAGGATGGTTCGTCTTGGTAGTGATATCTTGCCTGTTTATACCGAGCCTACCTGGAGTTATTTTTGGCGTCGTGCTGACGTTAGGGCTTATTGTGAGCGCCACTTTGCAGTTGTTGGTGATCTGGCTCGTCGCCTTGGGGTACGTCTTAGTTTCCATCCTGGACAATTTTGTGTTCTGGCTTCAGAAAACCCTAACATAGTAAACCGTAGCATAGAGGAGTTTGAGTATCATGCAGATATGGCCCGTTGGATGGGGTACGGAAAAACGTATCAAGACTTCAAAATCAATGTCCACATCGCGGGTAGAGCCGGTCCAGCCGGTATCAAAGATGTCCTTCCGCGACTATCTACAGAAGCAAGAAATACCATCACAATCGAAAACGACGAAACCAGGTGGGGTCTCGATTCGAGCCTAGAGCTCGTCAACCATTGTGCTTTGGTTTTGGACATTCATCATCACTTCATAAGAACTGGCGAGTACATAGCCTCCATGGATGACCGTGTAAAACGAGTCATAGATAGCTGGAGGGGCGTAAGGCCAGTGATCCATTACAGCCAGAGCCCTGAGAGTGTGCTAACGGGCCACAAACCAGAGATTCTACCTAACATGACTCTGTTGCTTGAGAACGGTCATAAGAAAGGTAAGCTTCGAGCCCATAGCAATTTTTACTGGAATGAAGCCTGTAATCTTTGGGCCAGTACTTTTAGCTCAAACTTTGACATACAATGTGAAAGTAAAGCCAAGAATCTGGCTAGTTTCAGGTTTGCCAAAACCCTAGGAATAGATATATAAGTTATGCCTACATATAATTTCAAATGCAATGAATGCGAGCAGGAATTCGAAGTGCTGTGTCGTATTAGCGAAAGAAACAATCAATCATGCCCTGGTTGCCAGGCGCAGAATTACCAACCCCATTTTACCACCCCCGTTGCCATGGGCGATCCAGTCCGTCTTGGAGTTCGCACTACTGACAATGGGTTCAAAGAGGTTCTCAGTAGAATCGGAAAAGCAAATCCACGATCCGATCTCGGGGCCAAACTAAGTAGAAAATGATGCAACTATTCCGTCAACAATCCACTGGGAGGGCATGTCCATCCTTTTGAGGACCTATGCCCTCTAAAAAAATATCGAGGGCTTACATGGCAAGAAAAGCAGAAAATCTACAGGTAAGTAGAAACAACGCAGTCACTATAACAAACAAACTGAAACTGCGCATCGATGACCTGCAGACTAGATCGCCATTGACAGAAAACCAGAGGAGATTTTTTGAGCTATACGAAGATAGCGATATCATGCTACTGCATGGTGTTGCAGGAACAGGAAAAAGTTATATTGCATTATACAAGGCCTTAGAGGAGGTTCTGGATCGTAGTACAGTTTTCAATCAGGTAGTCATAGTTCGAAGTGCAGTACCCAGTCGTGACATCGGTCATCTTCCAGGTGACGAAAGAGAAAAGACTGAGGTATATCAACAGCCCTATGTTGAGATCTGCTCAGATCTTTTTGGCCGTCATGATGCCTTTCAGAGGCTCAATGAACAGGGAGCCATAAAATTCATGATTACCAGTTTTGTTCGAGGCATCACACTAGACAATAGCATCATCATTGTCGACGAAGCTCAGAACATGACAGACATGGAACTCAATTCAATCATAACACGCGTTGGCGAAAGAAGCAAAATTATTTTTTGCGGTGACTTTAGACAGACAGATTTATATAAAAGAAATGACATGTCTGGTCTGAAGAAATTCATGGTCATTGCTGATAGTATGCCCAGCTTTGATACCATTGAATTCGGCGTTGATGATATCGTTCGTTCTGATATTGTCAAGGAATATATTATCGCTCGTATGCGTTACGAAGAACAGTACGGAGCATAATTGGACTTTACATTCTACTTCAGTGTAGAGCATCTAAGACATTCGTTGCACAGAATCTCGAACCATGAAGAATGGTTCGAGGCTCTGACTGATGCCCTGCCCCAATACGATATTAGTACACCTGAACGCGTAGCTGCGTTCATGGCTCAGTGCGCTCACGAAAGTGGAGGGTTTACTGCTCTCAAGGAAAACCTAAACTACAGTGCTCAGGGACTCATGGGAGTGTTCAAGAAATACTTTCCCACACAGGACCTGGCCAATGCCTATGCGCGCCAACCCGAAAAGATTGCAAATCGTGTCTATGCCAATCGCATGGGAAACGGTAGCGAACAAAGCGGAGATGGTTGGAGGTATCGCGGCCGTGGCCTCATCCAGCTTACAGGTAAGAGCAACTATACACGTTGCAGTGAATACCTGTTTGAAGATCATACACTGGTTGATAAACCCGAGGTTGTTGAACAACCATACTATGCCATACACACAGCCTGCTGGTTCTGGACTGCCAATGGAATCAACTACTGGGCTGACAGCGGTAACATTGAAAAGATGACCCGTGTAATCAATGGCGGTACCAATGGTCTGGCAGACCGAATCAAACACTATCAGGAATTCCTGGAACTATTTCATACATCATAACATCATGATCTTTCAGCATAATTGGTTACCCAAGATCGAAATGAAAAGGGTAACAGATGAACAAACAGGAAAAAGACTCTATACCACACCCGAAGGAAAACGCTATCCTTCGGTTACTACTGTACTGAGTCAGCATAGCGCAGCAGGCATACAGGCCTGGCGTGCTCGTGTAGGCGAAGCCGAGGCCAATCGAATCAGCAGTTATGCTGCAAAACGTGGGACTCGTATTCATGCACTCTGCGAATCTTTTCTAAAAAACGAACCCGTGGTCATAGAAAATCCCGTGCACAGGGAAATGTTTGAAAGTCTGAAACCTGAGCTTGAAAAGATTGATAATGTCCGAGCTCTGGAACATGGGCTATACAGTAACTATCTAAGACTGGCTGGAACAGTGGACTGTATTGCAGATTATCGTGGAAGGCCCTGCGTAATTGATTTCAAGACTAGTCGTAAACTAAAAAACAGAGATCAGATCCAGAGCTACTTCATGCAAACCAGTGCCTATGCCATCATGGCCGAGGAGCGTCATGGACTGAGCATACCCTGGATGGTTATCCTAATCATGGTTGATGACTCTGCTCCACAGGTATTCATAGAACATCGGGACGATTGGGCAGATTGTCTGCTAGAGTATCGTGACATGTATGAGACAGGACTGAAACCGTTTTGATATTTTCTGCTTGACCAATTTCAGATTCTTCTATACAATGGTAGTATGATGAAAGAGATTATTCTAAACCTAAATCCACTGGCCTTCAATCTATCGCTGAATGTGGTACTAGTATTTCTGATCTGGGCTTACTTCTTTTGGCTAAGGAAATAACATGGAAGATATTATAATCTGGCAATTCTTATACAAGGTCTTCTTTTATCTCTGTATTTCTGTCATAATTACAGCTGCCTTTATTTTCTGGCTTGGCTTGGATAAGAAAAATGGTTGATCCAGGAGGAAACAAGAATACAACCATGGGATTCATGCTTTTCTTAATCCTTATACTCATCGCAGTTTTTGTAATCTGATATACATATTGATATAGTTGTATGAAGCAAGCAGAAAAGTGCTGCGGACGCGGGTTCGACTCCCGCCTGGTCCACCAAAAGCATTCTGATGTAGGTCTTGGTCGTTACCCGCATTGAGCAAAAACGGCGTCCCAGAATGCTTTTGATGGGCCAGATCTGGTTTCGACGGGGTAACAAGTAAGTGAGTGGACAACTCGATAGGCGAAGGACGTAATCCTAGCAAAAGCAAATAGACGCAAACGAAGAAGTTTTTGCACTAGCTGCCTAATCATAGGTAAGCAGGAGTTCTGGAGGTGTACTTGGCAACAGAAACACCTCCACCGTATACCATAACTTCTTTTAGACCAGCATGGATATAGTGTCAATTATTGGTTGGATTATGTCAGGAACGATATGGTCCATGCTATTCATACTTTGGTTTCTCTGGCTTCTCTATGTTGCCATGATGAACATCAAAAGAGCCGTTGGCGACGATGTTGGGTCTTTGCCCTGGCAGGCTAAGTTACTGGTCTACCCAACAAGTGTTCTTTTTGACATTGTTGAGTTTATTGCCAATGTCATAGTCTGCACCATTATATTCCTGGATTGGCCCAGGGAGGTTACAGTCAGTGATCGGCTTCGAAGATATGCTGTCGAACCAAACAAAGCTGGGTGGCGCATGGTATTAGTAGATTTTGTCAGGCCCATGTTGGATCCATTTGATCCTGAAGGACCTCATATATAAAGTTTGGAGTTCTCGATCTCCTAAAATCGAATTTTACACACACAATCACACACAAGGAGTAGTAAAATGACACCTTTCGAAATACGTTTAGAATTACTTAAGTTATCCCGAGACATGCTCAGCGAAGATTATTTCGCTCGGCGTGCAGTATCCGAAAACAACTGGCAAACAGCTTGCGAAAATGCAAGACAACGTGGTGAATCCTTACCACTACAACCAGATTTGCCAGCATATCCCACAGAAGCAGAAATCATTGCCAAGGCAACAGCGCTCAATGGCTTTGTTTCCGCAATTTCAGGGAAAGCAAGTCAAACCTAAACTATCAGGGCGGGGCAACCCGCCCCAGAAAAGACATGTGGACATATATTCGCTTGCTTATAATTTTAGTTGTTGCCAGTTTCATAGGACATGTTGTCTATGAGCTGTCTGTCTATCTGACCAAGAACTGGGCTGCAAGAGCTCAGGATACTAAATACATACGTACAAAGGCCGCACCCTATCCAGAGCCCAATAAAATCAGAGCAGAAATTCGTAAACAGGAACTATGTCTGGCCAATAATATCTACCACGAAGCTGGTATTGAAAGTCGTCTGGGTAAGATGGCTGTTGCTCAGGTAACACTGAACCGTGTTGATCATGATGCGTTTCCTAATACAATCTGCAAGGTTGTAAATCAGCGCACAGTAAAGAAGGTTGTTCGCAAGAAAAAAGTCAAAACCAAATCAGTTTGTCAGTTCAGCTGGAAGTGCCAGAATGTCAAACCACCCAGCCCTCGACACTTTGCCGAGAGTCTGGATATTGCCAAGAAGTTCATACGCGGACATCGTCTGCCCGAACTTGATCAAGCCCTGTATTATCATGCAGATTATGTAAAGCCTGGTTGGAACAAAGAAGTAATTACTAAAATCGGAACGCACATTTTCTACAGATAAATAAAAGATGGCCACATACAGAGCAAACGTAGAATACATTGTTGGTTTGAACAACAGTAAGAAAACCAGTATCAATGTTCATAGAAAACCTGGACCAGGAGAACGTGCCTATGCTACAAGCATGGGAGACGCCCCCAATGTCATAACAGGTCAAAACTATTCACCAACACAGCTAGAACCTGGGCAAGCCAGCCCTGGCGGCGAGTATCAGGGTATTTTCATGTTACGGGATTTTATGACACCAGTCACCAAAACCGTAACCGCGAATACACTGGCCGAAGCCATAGCATTATTCAGGGCAACCTATGGCCCTAATAGTTTGAAAGATACGCCCGAGGAAATATAATGACCATTGATGAAAACTTTACCGATGCACAGCTCATAACCAAACAAAGATTCAAAAATTCCAACGACTTCAGTCTTTACATTGAAAAGAAAGTCCTGGAAACCAAGGCTGGTTACATGGATTGCATACTAACCTATTGTCGTGAAACCGACATTGACGAAAGCAGTATTGCCAAGTTAGTAAACAGCAGTCTAAAAGAAAAAATCAGAGCCGAGGCCGAAGAAAATAATCTCATGAAACCCAAGACAGGGAAACTACCTCTATGATTACGGTTGCGGCAACAGTTTTAGTGTCTGATGTCTAAATTCAATCGACCCTTCTGGGAGATTCTTATAATATGGTGTATAGTAACACTAGGGTGGTTTGTGGTACTATATTTGATCAAACCTTTTACAATATGTCATAGTTGCTAATGGATTCATTCCAAGTTTATCGTTATTACCTGGCTCTAAAATTACACTTCACAACCGACAACTATAACGTATTCGAACACAAGGGACGTGTTCGTTGTAGTCGTCGTACCTTTGAAGCTCGTAAAGATCTGTATTCCATAGAAAAGCTGGCCAAGAAATACAGCGAGGACCAGATTGTGAATTTTCTGGTTGCTAACTTTGTATCAGGTTCACACTGGGGTGGATTATTTGACGAGTCAGCCAATGAGGTTTATCTTCGCTGGCAAGGCCGTCAGGAAAAGCTAACCTATCTGTTTACCAATGATTGCGATAACCTGGCCGAATATAGTTCTGATTGGCATGAAATAACCAGCATTGAAAACACCACTCATCCATATATACTAAAGAGTTACCTGGGCGGGCATCTGAGTCTGGAGACATTGGCCATACTGAATAAGATTACGGATTCCAGTGTTACTAATCTGAGCATAGCAGACACCATTCTCTGGCCTGATATACGCAGACTGATACTAAAGTATCAACCGTTTCTAAAGATAAAAAATGGACGCTTCACAGAAGTTTTTAGAGCACGATTTAGATATGAACAGCGAGAGGATTCGAACACTGGAGGAAACAGTGGCGGATCTACAGTACCGTCTGAACGAACAGAACGACCAGATCATGGGACTGTTGCTGAGCCTAAGAGAGACGCAAAAGTATCTAATCAAGTCAGTAAAAAATCAGCAAGATCTTACCAAGCGAGTCAGTCAGTGGCCCTATCTGACTATTTCCAATGAGGAGCAAGAGTAACTAAATCATGAACAAATCACGTAATGTATCCTTTGATCGCGAACCAAAAATACATAAAGTACAAAAAGGCATGGGATCGCGTATAGACAAACATAAAAAACTTATATATAATTTGGCTTCATCTTATAGTAAAGGTGAGGTCGATGTTGATGATGAATTTGATGCAAATCTATATTATGATACGCATAACAAACGACGCTAATACAATCTAATACTTTTCAATACGGAGAATCACATGGCATTCAAGAGCCTTAGTGAACTACGCCAAAGTCGTGGCGGGTTCGACAAACTAGTCAAAGAAGTAGAACGCATTTCTCAACCTCAGGGCGGCGGTGGCAGTAAAGACGATGACCGCTTCTGGACTCCCGAAGTAGACAAGGCAGGCAATGGCTATGCAGTCATTCGCTTCCTGGCTCCACCACAGGGCGAAGAATTTCCTTTTGTCAGAGTTTGGAAACATGCTTTCCAAGGTCCTACTGGCAAATGGTATATCGAAAACTCACTCACAACCATTGGACAGAATGATCCTGTTGGCGAGCTCAACCAGGAACTCTGGAACTCAGGTACAGACGCCAACAAAGAAGTTGCACGTAAGCAAAAGCGTAAGCTAGAATACATTACCAACATTCTGGTAGTATCTGATAGCAAGCGTCCTGAAAACGAAGGTCGTGTATTCCTGTTCAAGTTTGGTAAAAAGATCTGGGACAAGATCAAGGATGTTACTGAACCACAGTTTGAGGATGAAGATCCCATCAATCCTTTTGACTTCTGGGAAGGTGCAAACTTCAAGCTCAAGATTCGCAATGTCGAAGGTTATCGTAACTACGACAAATCTGAGTTTGATAAAGCAAGTCCAATTGCAGGCAGCGATGC